TGTTGGACTCATAAGAGCCTGCTGTAATGTAAATCCTGTTGTCATTATCTACGCCTCAATATTGCTGCTGATCCTAAACTACCTGCCAAATCAAAAAGCCCTCCAAGACCACTTGAATAAGTGTTCATTCCCTGATTAAATGCATTAGCTGCCGCACTCTGAGCCAACTGATTAGCACCAATCGTATTGACTGCACTTGGAGCAAAGAATGTTGGTTGCTGTATCTGTGGGCCACCTAATAAGGCTGCTAGTTCATTAAAGCCTTGTCCTCTCAATCCAATACGTTCATTGAGTTGTGCCTGACGTTGTTGGTTCTGTAATTCATTGGCTCTTAATTGGTCAGCTATCTGTTGTTGTCTGGCTGCGTTCTGTTGTGCAACATTTGCGGCTTGTTGACCGAACTGTTGTTGCTGTCCTGCAAGACCAAACTCGCCTTGTGCTGCCGCTTCTCTAAATAACTGACCTCTGGCTGATGATGCCATGTTGAACAGTCTTGAAGCTTCTTGCCCACCTGCTACATCTGCCTGTTGTGCAAGTCTTTGTTGTTGCTCGCCCTGTTGTCTATCTAATCTGTCTAAAGCCTGATTGTATGCTTCACCACCAATCGGTAATCCTCTATCAGCCAAGTTCTGTTCTAACTGATCTCTTTGTCTTGTAAACTCAGGCTGTAGCAATCCCAACTGTCTATCAAATACAGATTGTGTAACCTGCCGTCTGGTATCTTCAAAGTCGGTTGGGAGTGTTGGTAGTTGTGGAACATTTAAAGATGTTTGTACACTTCCTGCACCTGGCAGTTGTGATTGAAATGCAGGTAAGTTTGTTGCATCTTCAAATGAGTATTGTGGTAGACCTGCTGTAAAATCAAATGGTGTTTGTGCAGCTAACTGATCAAACTGTTGGCCTGCTTCAGTAGCCAATCCAAGCCCTATTGCTTCCTGTTGTGATCTTAACTGATTTTGAAAAGGTGTCTCTTGTGTAAACGCAGCAGCAGAACCTCCTTCTGGCACTTGCCCTTGTACAAACTGCCCCTGATCTCCTACACTGCCAAACAGTAAATTACCATAAGGAGTAAACTGTGTAATCCTATTCTGTGCAGCATCCTGTTGGATTAACTGGTTTGGATCAGGTACTGGTGGGGCTTGCGGCCGACTTTTGCTCATTTTGTTTTTCCTTTATATTCAACCATTTACATTCACTTCTTAACATTCCAAGTAAGACGGCATCATGTGGTGGAAACATCTGTCTCAGTTTCCCTTCATGTTTAAAACCAAGTCTCTTGGCTAACTTTATGGATTTGTTATTATTATCCCTGACTGTCACTAATATTCTGTGGCAGTTACATTGCTTAAAAGGATAAGCAAACAAGGCATATAGTATTGCTTTATTAGCCCAGTTTTTATCCTCAATAACAATCGTTGCTTCTATCTGTCCATCTCTTAAATTAGAATAGACAACGGCTGCTATAAGCTTCTGATTTTTAATAATTCCTATAGCTTTACAATCGTGAAATAAAAAGCCTTTAAGTTTAGACTGTACCCATGCAGAAACATAGTCATCTCTATTTAATAATAACTGTATCATTGCTGTCCTTTTAAGAAGTAAGCAAACCATGCAACGCCTAACAAACCTCCAACAATAACAATAACTAATATTGAAATCATTATATTGCGTATAAGGCGTTCAAAGGCTTTCTTCTGTTCTTCTTTAGCTTCCTGTCTTTTCTTTCTGGCCTCAGACTGATACTTAACCCAATCATTGTACATTCCAGGTCTGCCATAAAGCTGTAGTATTTCACGCAACTCTTCTTTCTTCTGAGCAATCTCTTCGAGGTGCATGAACTCTTCAAAGTCAGCAGTATCTTTGCCCAGAAGCTTACTGAACATACTGTTCTTTTTTGCGTTTGCTCTTTCTCTAATATCCTCTTCAGCAGTTACAAACTTTGCAATAGAACTTGCTGCTTTAGATAAATCATGCCCATGTGCTATGGTTGTTTTAATTGTACCAATAGCTGCATTGATAGCTGCGAGTTCAACAAGCATTTGTTCACCTTTCTAATTAATTTAGAAGTATTGCGAACAAACTTGCAGCACTGCCAAAGACAGTAACTGTGCTTGCTAATATAAGCCCTTCCATTCTAAAAATTCGTTTATCCATTTTTTCTAGCTGTGACAAAATAGATTGATAGCGTACTTCACATTCTCTTTCATGTGACTTCAAATCACTCTCAACATTTTGCACAGACTTTCTTGCCATTACTCAGCCGCTTGTGGTGTCTCTAATTCCTGTTTAAGGGCATTGTAATATGTATTCTTTGCTGTAACTAACTGCTCTAAATCTTTCTGTGCATTAACAATTTTTCTCTGTAAGTCATGGCAATGTTCAGCGTATGACCTTGCTTTGTCAGATAAATCATCAAGTTTATATTCTTCATTATCTATTGTAATTTTGCTCATATCTTCTGACTTTCTCTAAATGATTTAAAAGCTGTCTTAACATTATTAGTCCATGCTGCTGTCGCAATAGCTTGTACATCTGCATCTTCACCACTTATGTCAGTTGCAGTATGTGTCCAATTACCATCAGAACCTTTTACTGAATTAAATGGTTGCAACACATGACGTTCAAATGAACGAGTAAGTTCTTGCTTAGAACCATCTGACTGCTCTTCCATAATCTTTGTTGCTTTGCGAACTTGTATATTCCAAGTTGATACGACTTCAATTTTATCGTTTTCGTATTCTTTAGTTATGTCACCCTGTGCCAATGCTTGTCTCCTTTATGCAATTTTGTAATTTAAGTTGTAATAAAATTCTGCCGTACTATCACAACCATTATTAGTAACTAAACCACTTCCAGTTCCTAAATTAAAAAAACCTACATGAGTACCACCACTTGCAACATAACCAGCAACTAATTGTGTATCTCCACTTGTATTTACAGATGGAAACCAAGTTATTGTTGGTGATTCTTGCTCACCATTTGCTGGACTTGTAATATCTCCTTTAGCTGCAATCGGCAGTTCAAGCTTAACATTATCAGAACCAGAATGAGTAAATCTAACAAACCCATTTATAAAACATTTATCACCTATAATAGTATAAAACCCTCTAGTTGATATAGAATTAATAGTCATGTTAGAATTACCAGTATGAGTGAATATTCCTTCTTCGTATCTGTCAAATAGTTCACCAGTAGCTGAAGCACTTTGTAAACCTGCAGCAGTTTGTGCAGAAAAATCTATTCCCTTACCACCTGTTCCTATGACAAGGTTTCCAGCATTAATAGTTACATCACTTCCAACGGCTAATGTACTGGCCATATCAACTGCACCATCAATATCAACAACATCTAAATTAGCAGTACCATCTACATCTATGTCACCAGATATATCTAACGATGCAAATGTACCAACACCAGTTGTTGTAATGTTACTTGATCCATTATTTATTGCACCAAAGCCACTTGTAATAGAACCGCTATCTAAAGCACCAGTTGTAACAATGCTTGAACTACCTGCAACAGCAGATGCACCTATATCAGATAAAACCTCACTAGCTGATCTGCCTTCAATGCTTGTACCATCAACTCTGAGAAAATCATTATCTGCAACACCACTTGTTGCTACCAAAACATTACCATTAGAAATACCTGTTGATAATGTGGCTGTCGTTGTTATGGCACTACCATTTAATGTCATGGCATCTGCTTCTAACGTGCCATCAAAATCGCCATCTACAGCATCTATATTACCTTTAAATACTGTGGCTGTTACTGTGCCTGTACTAGGATTATAAGTTAAATCACCATCACTCTCTAATCCTATATTACCACCATCTACATCGCCACCTGCCGTAAAGACAACTGCATTTTCTTCGTTTGTGCTTTCATTGTCACTAATTGTAACAGTTGTTGCTACTGCTGCTGTCGTTGCATTTGTAACTGTAACTCCTGCAATGACTGTATTAAGTGCTGTACCACCAACTGTTATCGCATCAGCTTCAAGAGTGCCGTCTATATCTGCATCTCCTGATACATCCAAGCTACCTGCATCAAGTTCGCCAGTAAGTGTTATATTTCTAAATGATGCTGCATCTTTATTAGCATCTACAACAACTGCTTTACTGGCAGCAACTGTACCTGCTGTAATACCATCTAGCATCTCTAATTCTGCTTCTGATAATTCTGCACCAGAGCCTAGTGTCAAATTACCACCTACAGTTAAATTACCTGCAACTGCTAATGTAGAACTTGCAACTGTTGAGTTAGGTGTATGTGTAAGGTAAGTGACAAAGCTTCCAGATATTTTGCTTGCTAGAGTAAGTGTACCACCATCAGCAATAGATAGTTTGTGTTGATCTGCATTATCATCGCCTTGATCAGATTTAAGTACAATGCCTAATGCTGCCCCTTCAACTGCCGCAGCAATCTCCAGACTGTCATTAGTGGTTTCATCATATTGGATTGTTATATCGGAGTTTGTGCCAAGAGTGATTGCTTTGTTATCGACAATAGAAATGCCAAAAGCAAAAGGTACAACGGCTGTGGTTGTCTGTGTGCCATCTTTTAATATAGCTGTTGTTAATCCTGTCGCTATGCCGTCAAATTCCTGATCCATACGATCTGCACGAATCTTAACACCTGCATCTCTGTCGGTTGTCCAATCATATAATCTTGAAAATGTGCCTGATGAAAATGCCATTAGAATGGGCCTCCTGGTGTAAATGTAAAGTTAGCAGCAATGAAGCTGACTGATTGTGTACTCGTGGCAACCTTTATTCTCAAAGCTGCACTCCTTCCTAGTTTGCTTGTAGATTTACGTCTTTGCGTTATGCCTGCACCTGCGGTATCAGCCCAGTGGAAATCATCCCATGTTGCTAAATCCCATGTCGCTAATTCAGATGCAAAGCTTGTTGTACTGAGATTAAGTGCCGATACAGGCTCTTGATCAACTGCAATACCAAAATCAAAACTGACTGTTGTACTAGCCTCTAGCATAGGTGCTACAGAGGTAAATCTTTTTATTGATGCTCTGTCACCAAAGTAATTAAATGATGTAGCAACATCTCCTGTTATAGCAGCATCAACATCTGCCGTACCACCTACCTTAAAGACAACACCGCTTGCACTGCCAAAATAAGTATCACCATTGTATTGCCCCCACACTCTTGCAGGTATAGCTTCAAAGTTACACCAGGCATTTATGATGGGGTTAAAGACGTGCTGATTATATGGATCAGTACCATCACCTGTCGGATAATTGAAAAATATCTTTGTACCATCTGGGCTTACAAATGTTTGCCAACCTTTTGTTGTTCCAGTAGATGCTACCTGAGCAATCACTGTACCTCTGATCTTTTCAGATAATGCTGCTGCTCTCTGTCCTATAATGTCATTCTTAATAACTTGCGATAATGCTATATAACCTTCTCTGGTGGATACAGCTATGTCACCACCAAACTTTGCTATACATCTTGGCTCATTGATGGGTTCTGCTATTCTAAATGTACCAATAAGACTAAAACCACTGCTAGGATTTGAACCACTGTATATCAGCACCTGTCCTGACACTAATATAATTGCCAGTAGATCATCGACACCCTCACCACCATCTATGGTGATTGTACCCATTGAGACAATGTTACCGCCTTTGTCTGCTACCACCGATAGATCAAAAGCTGTAAAATTCCCTGCAAAAGTATCTACAGATGCAGAATAATAAAATGTCTGGTCTGTACCTCTCCAATAATAAATTCTGTTCTTATGTGCATGAACACCTTTGATAGTACCCTGCGATGAACTGTCAGATAATGTCAAAGATATATCTGATGCACTGCTGCCATCCCATGAAAACTGTTCTGCACCATTAACAAAAATTGTCTTGCCATTAAATGCCGTAGTCTGAAACCTGTTATTTGACAAACCTGTTTTTTTGCTGACTGCACTGCCAGTATCTATCTGATACAGAACACCATCTGCACCTACAGCCAACAGTTGTCTGTTACTGCCTGCATTATGTTCAACAATCGTTTCTACATCACCAGAACCAATACCAGTACAGAAGCTTGTATAACCTTCTCTCAATGTCAGCTTTTCCACAGTTGGGAAAAAGTTGTTCATAACAATCGCATCTGTCGGCTTCATTAAGTCAATAGAGTCACGACTGTTAAGA